AAGTTTATCTCTAATGTTCTTGGAGTTTAATTATGGTAGATACAAATGAGGTAGATCTGAGAAAGATCTACCTTACAGGAGGGAAGATGGCTCCACCCGGGGTAAATGTTAATACCGGTGTGAAGGGCGGTAAGTATTATAATTCTGAAGATGTGTCTGCAGAGTCTAAATCTATAAGCAGAGCAAAGACACAATTGTATAAAAAGGCTAATGTTACAACCGGCTGGAAGAAAGGTGATGAGGGTGTATCCCACCTGCATTTCAGACCTGGTGAAGATAAAAACAGTCAGACTGTTACCCGAAGAACTGATAGTGACCGGAAGAGTAATGGGAAAGATAATACCTTCCACCATGCCGGAAGTTTTACTATTGTACCTACAAAGACAGGCGCAGAACTCAGGTATACACCTGCAGGTGGTAAAGGTAAGGGTGTAGTGCTTGCAAAGGCTACCGGTGGCCAGTCTGGGTGTATCAAGAGATTGCAGCATGAAGCAGCATACTTTGACGGGGAACCTGACGAGATCGATAAAGCAACAAATAAATCATTCAAACCGCGTGAGATCACCGTAGCACCAGGAGAGAAACTACCAAGTAAAGCAAAACAGGATATCCAGAGAGCGAAGAAGAAGATAGGAAAGACTCTTAAAGAAGTAAAACCTACTAAAAAAGTAATGCTTGGCGATACTGATGTTGATCTATTTGATCATTTTGAGAAGACATCTACTCCTGAATTCAGGAAACAACTTGAGAACCTTCCAGTAGATAAGATTAAAGAGATGAAGAAGCAGATTGCAGTCTATAGAAACACATTTAATAAAGACTATAAAGATGCTCATATGTCTAATAATTCATCTGATCTCGTAAAAGCAACTGCTAATTTAAATAAATTAAATAAGTTAGAGGCTGTACTAAAAGAGGAAGGAGATCGTAAGTCAACATCTGATTCAAAGGGTCCATTCAAATCTGATACATTAAATACTATGTATAAATTGGGTCACCCTGATGAATCAAAAGATATAAATTCTAAAATATCTAGTAAGAAAGTACCTACTACAGATGAAGTTGCACGTACCATGAAACCGTCAAAAAAGTCTAAAGATCCATCTACATTTAATGCCTGGGAAAAAGCTACTCACCCTGATGCAGACTCAACTAAACAAAATACTCCTCAAAAGAAAGTCTTTAAACGGGATGGGTCAAACTCATCTAAATCTCTTAAACTTAGTAGTAAATCATCTAAAGAGATCTATGATATGTTTAAAAATGGGGATCTTGAAAAATATACTTTAACAAAAGCAGATGAGAAACGAGTAACTGCTGCCATTGATGAACAGGATATAAGTTCAAAAGGTCCGTTTAAATCAGATACGCTAAATGCAATGCATAAGTTAACACATCCTGATAAACCAGTAACGGATAAAAATAATAAACTCCCAATATTTAAAAATGATGGATCTGGAATATATACTTATAAAACTAAATCAGGGACATATGGGCCTCATTCTTTAATATTCAGACCAGCAAACTCAGATGAAGGACAGACTCTTGCCAAATCATATGATATGGATGAACTTAAATCTAAAGCTGTAGAATATATAAAATCTAATCCTTCTAAAAAACCCTCAACTTTTGATGCCTGGAAAAAGGCAACACATCCTGATGAGTCAGATGAGTCTAAATCACCATTAAAGACTGAACAACCAAATAAAAAGAAATATAGTATTAGAAATAATAAAATTATTACGGATGATAAGGCTGATGCATATGATAAAAGTAACCCTGGTGAGACTGAAATAAATAATTCACCCTCGCGAGAATATCCCATTGAAAAAACAAAAGCGGAAGCTAGGGCGAATGCAATGAAAATTGCGCACTCAAACTTACCTATAAAGGATAAAATTATATCTCTTAGAAAAATGGGAGTTTTTGTAAGTGCAAAAACAACACCGGGATATTTAGACAGTTTAATTGATTCATATCTTGATGTAGTATATGATAAGAATGGAAATCCTAATACATTTGGATCTGAATAATTAAATGTAATCTTTTTATCATAAAACATTTAAAAGTAATTTGACTTTTGTATAAATATAGATTAAAACTAATATTCAGACACTTTAAAGGCAGTTGATGAGATGATGATACCATTACGCAGACGAATCATATGTGATTTGGCATCAAACAAGATATACCTTAAACAAGGCCAGGATGCCCCTAAAGGTGTTACTATAAATAAAGGTAAACGTAATCCTGATGCCAGATGGTATGATCCTACAGTACATACCACTCCTGAACAAAGTGCTCCACCTAACCAGAATAAACCGGTACAACCTGTAAAGCCATTACCTCCTAAACCTATGATGGTAACTCCAACTACTGTATTTGGATTTAATGAGACACAGTGGAGCGTTCTTCCGATGAACGATAGAAAGGAAGAATGGGGTAAGATGTCAGTGTCTGAACGTGACCGAATGGCAAATGCATCTAAAAGCATCCCAAACAGAGAGAAGGAGTTGTTATCAGGTATTGCAGAGTGGGCTAACACCGGGAACCTAGAGCAGGATATCCAGACAAGAGTAGCATCTGCACCAATGCCGAAAGAGTCACAGGGCATGATCACCTCACTTACATCAACTGTTGCAAAGATGTTAGGATCAGATCAAGCAAAGATCAGACCGGTCATGCAGGCTATTACAGATACATTACTGTCACAGGAATTAGAAGGGTTTAACAGACAGTTAGGTGATCACGGAATACATCATATCAAAGGTGATATCGATAGAGGTATCTCCATCATGCAGAATGTCCCAGGGGAAGACACCCCTGAACAGATCATGCAGATCTACCTAACGGGCATCTTTCATGATGCCGGATACATGACAGGGCCATCCAGGGTATTCTTAGATGAAGGACATCCAAGGTGGTCTCATGATAATTTCCAGACAAATATAGCGCCGTTACTGTCAGGACTGTTAGACTCATCAACAATAAATGGAATAGGGAGAAACATAGGAAATCACGACTCTTCAGATATCAGTTGGGATAGTGATCCGGTAGGAAGTGCATTCAGGGTAGCAGATAATACTGCACTATTCGCAGCAGACAAGCTCCCACCAGTATTCAGATACGTACCGTCTAACATTGATATATTAGCAGATATTGCAGCCGGCACGGCATCTATTGATGGTGGAAAAGACGCCATGAAAAACAATATAAAAATGGCAGATATCCCTGACAAGATGAAAGAGTCACTTAGTAATGCAGTAGATGAAATAACCGATTTCACACCGAAATCAACATTAGGGATGTTAGGTGGAAAGATGGTAGGATCTAAGTGGGAACAGGATCATGTCGTAATAGAGATCGCTCCCGATGCTACTTATACGAAACTAAATAAATTAGCAGACTTAGGCCAGAACCAGTTTGCAAAGTTTGCAAAGTCATACGGGTACAACCCTGATCAGTTTAAGCGTGACTTAGAGTTTAATTTCAGAGATAACACCGGCAGAGCGTTACTCACCGGTAGAATAGTTTAACTCCCTCTTTTATGGTCTTTACACGAATATGGGAAATGGTGTAAGGACTGTTGCTTTTTATAGCAGAATATAGTCATATCTCCCGTATGATCAGTGATATAGAGAACATCTGCATTTCGTATACAGTAACTACATGCTGAATGAAAATAATCAATCATAATTAGTAATTATACGTCATTGTATTTATTTTGTGAGAATAACATTTATTTGTCAGTAATTTGACTTCTATATAAATATAGTCGGAACTAATATTCCGGCACTATGAAGACAGTTGTTTTGGATCTGGGAACCATACCCGTATCTTCAACTGAAGTTGTTAACCTTTCGGCTGACAATTCAGCTCCTGATTCCCCGGTAAGGCGGAGAATTCTGGCGGTCTCTGAAGGAACACATAATAGAATCAACTTTTCTGGACCAGAGATCGAACGGATGGTTAAAAGCGCCGTTGATCTCAAGAACGATAGCAACCTGTCATATGTTCCTGCTCCGATCGTCATCGGCCATACCGATAACCCGCTTATGAAGGTGGGCTCGACAGTAAATCTCTGGTATGATTCTGCCAGGAAAGCAGCTATTGCAGATATCGATCTCTGGCAGGACACCAGTATGCAGAAAGATCTGGTCAAGTTGATCAGACGTGATCCTGACAATACATACTTCTCAGTTCGTGTGATAGGTCAAATGGATAATAATAACACGATCCATGATATGAAGCTCATTCATATTGCAAACGTTATCCAGCCAGCCGATTCAAACGCAAAACTGTTAGAAGCGAATCTTTCTGATGAATCACTCAGACCTGATGAGATTCAGCCGTCAGGCGAAGCACCTATTCAGCCGGGATCAACGGAAGACGGACGAGATAAGGATCCCGCTGTAGACACAGCCGATGACACCATGCAGGCCGAGTTTGTCCCTGAAGATCCGATCGACTACGATATCGTTGACGAAGACTGGGTTGCTCCTGATCCATCTGCATTCGGAGGAGAGACGGTTGACAGTCTTTCAGAGGATAACAGATCTCTGCTGGTCTCATGTTTCGCATATATCGGAGATATCAACGATTTTGCCACGTATCAACTCCCTCACCACAACGCTGACGGAGATCTGGTGATTGACGGTCTTGCCGCGGCATTAGCAGCAATGGATCAGGTCAAGATCGCAGAGGATGTCAAGAGCGAGGTCATGCAGCATCTGAATAACCATCAGTCAGAGGTGGAAGCAGTTGGTGAAGACGATGATACGAGCGAAGTTGAACCAAATGTTGAAGTTGTTGAGGAAGAAGTTCCAATCTCTGACTTTAGTTTAAATAGTTATCCGAAAAACTTAACAATCATGACCGATGACCCATCTAACAAGATCATCGAGCTTCAGCGGCATGTAGACGAATACCGCAGACTCAATGAGGTATTAGTTGCGGACCTTGAGGAAGCTCAGCGAGCACTTGGAGCCGCTGAGGACGAGATCTCGGGTCTCCGCGACCAGGTCGATGTTGCTGAGGAAAAAGGACAACTGATCGCACAGATCAAGTCACTTAATCTCGATGTTGACGAAGAATTTATTCAGAGTATGACTGTTGAACAGCTGCAGAAGTACCTTGATCAGCTCATGACTTTTGCGCAGACTGCTCAACAGAAGATTGACGAAGCCGTCAAAAACGCTGCACCAAAGCAGGAAGATGCTGCTCCAGTGCCACCTGCACAACCAGACGTTCCTCCAACAACTGATGACGACCAGCAGCAGTCGCTCTCTGACAAATTCCTTACCGGAAAGGCAAAGGTAGATCTCTGTGCCACCGAAGGCATCACTGACGCAGAGGCTGCACTGAAAGTCTTTGGGCCGGTTACAAAATATACAGGACGGTGAATAAAACATGGCAGTTTCTCCAATCGCAGCAGAACTGAAACGTGGTGAAATCCTTTCAGCTGCTGTCAATATGTCCGGTGTAACCGCAGACTCTGAAGGATTCTTCTACGCACCGGGTCAGCTCGTACAGATTACCGGTAACGCAACCGTGTCAAAGGCAACTACCTCTGGTGAGGCTTTTGGTATTGTCGTTGTCGGTATTCATGACGGTTCCAAACAGGGAGTCAAGCTTACACCTGATACTTCTTCACGTGTGAACGTGCTTCCGTTCGAGTTCCAGCAGGCAATCATCCGTGCCATTGCAGCCGAGACCCTCTCTGCAGGTGACCGGGTTATTCTTGACACTACCACAGCCGGTCGTATCAAGAAAGCAGGAACTGGAGAAAAAGGTTTCGGTAAGGTCTGGATCGGTGGATCAGCGGCTTCTACCGTGCAGATTCTGGTGTGAGGTAACAAATGTCAACAAGTGTATTTACGCAGCAAGATCTCGCATATAACTCAAACGTCGATATCAAGCCGCCAATTGTAGCTGCCCGTATCAAGATGGTGTACGAAAAGACTCTGATCGGCCGTACACTCATGGGCGTTGAACAGGTCAACTCTGACGCTGTTGCATATCTCGAAGAGCAGGATGTGACCGGTAACATCGACTTCCTGCATGAGCAGGGTAACTTCCCCAGCCTCGACTTCGACCACAGGAAGAAATCCAAGGCAATCCGTCCATACGGTGCGTACTTCGATGTCTCTATGATGGAGCGGAAGTTCGGTATGGTTAACACCATCGGTCGTAAGATCGAGCGGGCAGCCTACCGTATGCGGGCATTCGAAGACAATCTCATCTTCAAGTCGATCCTCGGCACCTCCGGTATTACTGAGGTTGCAGACGGGTCCAACTGGACTGCAAACTCCGGTACCGGTATGGGTGACCCGATTGCAGATCTTGAGCAGGCAAAGCGTCTGATCCGTGATACCACATTCCTTGAGGCTACTGATATCATCATGTCCTCAGCAATGTTCGAGCGGATGACCAAGTTCGATATCATCAGGAACAAGCTGTATAACTCCGTCTCTTACGTTGAGTCCGGTGTTGTACCGTCCCTGGTTGGTCTGAACATTATCATCGATAATGCGATCGATCCAACCGATGTTGGTCAGGTCTGTGTTCTCAGACGTCAGGCATTCGGGTACCTCGCTGAAGCCATTCCACTCACTACTGTTGCGGTAGAGGGAGTCCAGACTGGAAACATTCTTATAGATCATAGGTACTATAATTTATGTATGGCAGAACCAGTGGTCGATGCACCGGAATTTATTTGCGTAGTTTCCGGACTTAAGGGTTAAATTTAACCCTATTTTTGAAAAATAACCTATTAAACGTAGGTTAAATTATAGAAACTTTTATATACTATAGTTATAGAATAACGTAGTATTATTGTTATTTTGATAATTTTAAAAAAAGATAGATCCTAAATATAATATTTAGGTCAAGGTCATGAATTATTGGAGAGGTATTCTAACACTTCTTCAGGAGTACAATAGCACTTACCCTCTTTTTCACGAATCATTGATTCAAACATCTGCTCATAATATTTGCTATTACGTTTTCCATGCACTTTACCATGACATTTCTTACATAGCGGTACAAACATACGTGGTGAATCTTCTGCACATAATGATTCTTTATCTCTGTGAACATGATGAACGCTTAATGCACTGGATAAATTATCTTCATGTGTTCCGCATATAGCACAGGTATGGTCCCAGTAAATTCTAACACTAAGTTTAAAATCTCTATTAAACTTCTTGCAATATGGCAAAAAACTGCTCCCATTTTGAAACGCAGGACAATTCTCGCCTTTCCAGTGAATATGCTTCCATTTAGATTCACAATCTTTATTACACCAGTAAATGTTACTATCATTTACTTTATTAAGTGCCCGCTCTAATTCTGCACCACAGTATGAGCACTGAACCTTAACCATCCCACCATCCCAGTTAGGATTATTCTCCTTGATATTACGTTCAGATTTATACTTCCCTTCACATACATTATTACAGAAATACACCTTACCATCTTTTATTTCATTAGGATCTCGCTGTAATTCTGATCCACATGTATTACAATGTACAGTAACTTTTCCACCTTTCCAGTTAGGATTATTTTCACCTATCTGGTGCTCACTCATCCATTTATTTGAACATGCTGGTTTACAGAAATTACCATCAGGTAAAATTCTATATGTATAAATTTCAAATGATGTTCCGCATTGTTTACAGTTAACCCATGTTTTTACACGTTTATTGAAATTAACACCATATAATGCTTTTAATGATGTATCTGAAAATACCACATCATATAATGGATGAGATGTTGTGATCTTATCATCACGAGATTTTAAATGAACAATGTTATCTTCTTCGATATTGCATTCATCGCGTATCTGTTTAATTAATTCACGAGTTGCAATAGATTTTATAAGTTTAGATTCTCTTACTGTTCGTGTAACACCAGCCCTATTAATAATATTATTAACAGCACCAAAACTAAGGCCTATTGCATCACGTATATCACGAGTACTCATATTAAGTTCAGTGTACATGCGTACAATTGCAGTCTCATCAGATTTGGTAATTTTAGTTTTACTATTTATAAGAGGTAAACCTATAGATTTTATAAATGAACCAATCTTTTTAGGAGCATGATGTGTTTCATTAGCAATTGCATCAAGTCCAAAATGCTCAACATAGTACATGTATAAGATCTGCTCAACGAGACCATCCTTAAATGTTGCACAGTTGTCCATACATAATATACGCTATTAAATTATTTAAAATCGATGTATAATGGATATTTGGTAAAATGCTCATTGATTATAGACATTATAACCTATGTATGATGGAATTAATGTATGACTGAATTAACAATATACATCATGATAGATTATCGGCATGTCTTCAGTTTTGACCCACCATTATACTATATTCCTCCCCTACACTCTTCTATGTTCGAAACATTACGGGAGAGAATAGTAACAGATCTCACAATAAACAGTAATTCAGTAAAGGACCTTGAGATGTTCGAAGGTCTTGACAAAGGAGCCCTACACCGGGAACTGGGTATACCTGAGGATCAGACTATCCCAGAAACCACCCTTGATGAGATCATCAATGCAGAGGTAGGATCATCTGCAGCGGGTATTATGGTAACAGAAAAGATCAAAAAGCAGGCATTGTTAGCAAAATCATTTAGACATATGCATCATTGATATTGATTTGGTGATCAGAAGATCCCTGGTATCTGATCACGCACCTTATCAGGTTTTTAACTCGGGATATTAATGCGAACACATTCCGAAGAAACTGGTTAACGCCGCGCTCTGAATGGGTAAATGCACTTTAATCTGAAGTTAGATGTCCTCCTCGTGGTTCTCACCACACTACTATATTGGACGTATGACTATATTAATTTTGTTACATAAATTATATATTAAATTATATACAAATTAATTCAGCATGTCATGCGAAATTAAGATGCACATCATTCCTGACAATCTGACTGTTGAAGATATCAGGGTGTTTAAATCTAATGAATGTGGTTCCCGGTGGTTTGGATACTGTAGAGGAGATCAGGATGATTATAACGCTAACATCATGATAACCTCGTTTGGTAACATAAAGGAGCACCAGTACCTTATTGATCACCCAGACGAGATGTCACCAGAACAGAAACGGTTTTACAACATGTTTCAGCGTGACCGGGATCCTACATATGATGATACCTTTACAAAGATCGACACGTCAGACTTGTCTACGTATGATCTATGGGAATATACGTGGAATAATCCAGCATGGGTAGAACAGATACTGGATATATGTGATGACATACCTGAGATCACGTTCAGTCTTATACGAGACCTCTATGAGATATGTCCGAACGATGAACCTATGAATGCATTCCTGTGTAATAATATGGGGAAACGGTTGTTTACAGTGGCGTGGTAAAAAGAATCTAAATTATTTTAATTGTATCTTTCTCCCTTCTCCCTGATAATAATCATACTTGTGAGGGATGAACATTTCCATAGTATTCTTATCGATGTTCATGAGGTCCCGGACATTCGTTGATGAGATGAAGTCTTTATCGGTTTTATAATATACCGTAGGTATAGATAACCCCAAATATTGGTTCATGTTGTACATCTTGGACTCATACGTGAGATCATACCCATCCCGTAACCCTCGTATCATGGTGAAGCTGGCATATGTCATGATCTTCATAAGATGATTAATAAGTAATCCATCAAACGCGATAATCTCATGGAACGGTAATGTATTCCGTATCAGTGCATCACCATCTGGTCCCAGTGTGGGATGCATAATGATCACCTTATCAAAATCCCGTTCGGCCTGTTCCAATATTGACATATGGCCGATGTGAAATGGATTGAACGACCCAGTAAATACACCTATTCGCGGTGTAAATGATTTGATCCAGTTTGTATACCATATATACGTATCTATATCAATGTAATCCTTTAGAATACGTATGACATTCAGATTATTTTCTTGAAATACCGGGTAAGATACAAACTGAAACTCCTGCATGATACTGATGAAGTTGCTCATAAGAAGATGCTTGCGCTCTCTGAAATCCATGAGATCAAGATATCTCATTAAATGAACAAGTCGCTTCATTTCAGGTTTAATATCACTATTGTACGTAGATATTGCAGTGTTCTGTATCATATTTACAATAATATGTCTAGTATTTACATTGATATAATCAACACGTCTCTTAATAACTTCAACTGCCGAAGCCTCTTCGTTATTATTAGCGTATGGATCATAGATCACATCATGGTATACTATTGCATATTTAAGACAGGTATACTCCATTTCAGTAAGATCTTCTTCTGTACGCAGTGATTCCAATCGCTTAAGCATACTGATGATATGATCAATACCATGATATTTCCTGTGTAATTCACGGTATTCTGATGGTAAATCCCAGAGTTTCATTGATATCTCCAATTAGTAACCTTTTACATCAGCATCCACTATATCAGCTTCAACTACAGTAATGTACCGCTGGTATGATTTATCTCTTCCGTTTATCGTATTGATCGTCTGTGCAACTGCAAGTTTTCGGTTTCTCTCTTGGTTTGATGTGAGATCATCATAAAACTCTTCAACATGCTCATCAGGGATCTCAACAATCATATCAACTTTTAGAAATGCCATTTGATTCACGCTCTTGTGAAGTAGAACATAACCGGTGGGGATCAGATCTACTTCACACTATAGTGTCAACGTTAATACAAATAAATGTTATGGTTAGTGTATAGTTGTTAACTTCTTCTCTTTGTTCAAGAGTGGACGCCACGTCAACGCCATAACTTCCGGGGTGAATATACAACATCCGGGGTGACTTCCGGGGTAACACATTGTTTTATATACTCTACATACAAATAATATGTATGGTTTTTACACCAAAACCCATTAACTGGGATAAATTAGCGGATCCTTTGGCAGTAGCTGGATTCGGTGAAGTATACTTTGCAAACGATGAGAAGTATTACGGTATCAAACTCCTTGTTGATGGTAGGCTTAATGCGCTTAGCTGGAAAGAGAATCCACTCTGGATGAAGGCCATCACCAAGACCGACCCAAAATATAAGTTTGATGGCGAGTTCCTCAAGAAACACAACAGTGTTGAAAACGAACCGTTCTTCTTTGATCTTGATCCTGACTATACCGGAGTTGTTCAGCTCGGACGAAAGGATACCAAAGAGAAGGTCTTCTTCCATATCAAGGACCGTGAGATCACTATCATCGACTCTTCAGAAGTTACAGACCTTCTGTAACATTTATCTCCTTTTCTCTTCATACTATATGTATGGAGTTTGTCAAAAACCCTAAACTTGAGGGTAGTAGAATCTGGGATTGTAGACCTCAAACCGGTTTATGCCCACACAAGTGTAATCAATGCTTTTACAACCGACCGAATGCTTTCTATACAGACATCAATTCGCCATCTATTCCAGATCCAGAAGAGGTTGGAGATGATATTGTCAGGATGAACTGTGGTCACGACTCGAACATCAACTGGGAACTGGTCATTCAAACTGCGGTGAACTATAAGAACTACTTCTTCAATACGTCGATCCAGAATCTTGACTTCCCAGGACCAGTGGTGCTTACTGCAAACCCAAAAGAGGAGGAGGAGATAAACATGTGGAGGAACCTTCTATTCAAAGATAATCTTATGTTCTTCCGCGTTAGGGTATCACCAACAAATTATAAGTTTGTTGAAGAGTTTATCGACTATATAAGCGGATCCGGCAAACCTGTAGTACTGACGATCATGTCATACTATGATCAGATTCCACCCGGTGTTACAGATGATGGATATCTGACAGAAGACCTTCAGAAGATATATGATTTTACCGGGAAGGCATATGAGTGGAAGGTACGCCATATCAACTCATACTGGTGTCCAACACCCGGTATGATCAAAGCATATGTCAGACGATATTTTACAGTAAATCATATGACCTATCTGTGTGGAACTGCAGATTCTGGATGGTGTAAGGATTGTGGGAACTGTGAATTGTTCTATAGGCTCACTATGAAAGATATGGAACTTGCAAATTATTGATATACACTTATATCGTTGAGGAGTAGAGTATCATTTGTTTATCTCCTCCTCGTTTCTTGATCTATCTTTTTATACCGACATCCTAAATTATGTATTATTATGACATTCATGGATGACATTAAGGGTGTTTCAGCAGGAGTTGCTGGAAATGCTGCTGGTATAGCAGCCGGGGTTATAGCTGATACTAACCTCGATGCAATGTTCAAGGCTCTTACCTTCAAGCGTGCCGCTGATGTCGCTACTACAGCAAATCTCACTCTTGCAACCGGACTTGTTGCAGGTCAAACCGTAGACAGTATTACTCTTACTGCAGGAATGCGTGTTCTTGTAAAAGATCAGACTACTGCATCACAAAATGGGGTTTACATTGTAGGTACAGGCGCTCCAACCCGTGCAACTGACTTTGATGAGTCTTCAGAGATATCAGGAGCCTTTGTTCCGGTTCTCCAGGGAACTGCCGGAGCCATGAAACTGTTTCAGTGTACCAGTGTAGGCGTTACAGTCGGTACTGGTAATATTGCATTTGCAGCCCGTGCATTTACCGCATAGGCACTGATCGTTGATCAAATAAACTCATTTTATTAATTTTTTGAGCAACAGCACGTTTTGTCCTGTTTAAAACCGCTGCGATCTCCGGGCATGTTGCAGATGTCGTGCAGTACAACGTCTTAAGTGTGGCTACATCCTGATCTGACCATTCCTTCATACAAAATAATTGGATGTTTGGATAGAAATATGTTTTGGATCAGACAGAGGTAATAGTGATACTTCTCTGGCCGAGTGATGATGTAACCATAAGGATGTATGCATCATCAGATGGAAATACATTCAACATAATATCTTCGGGTAATTTGTATGGGAACCCTGTATATGTTATATTTCTACTCAGATAGTTGGTGATCTTCTCGATCAACGCAGCCTTCACTTCAGGTGTACTGCATGTGATCCGGGATGTGCGGTTGTTTGTTGCTGCAGCATATGCGATATGAATCCACCGTGGATCATCTACATTCTTGATGGTATAGTCTTTTGTGATTGATACCGGAACACCATCATGAGGTAACTGTTCATCCCACCAGGGGCTGGCATTCATGGTATCGACATGGTTACATTTTGTAACAAGAGATAACTCATGAATCTTATTCAGAAGGAAGTCTTCTACATCGGTTGGTGACCTGCCAAACTTCTTTACAAACTCGATAATGAGTTCTTTACAGTTCAGCTCATCACAGTCGCTCTTTGGATCTGGCATCAACTTTCCAGATACAAACTGTTCTACCATGTATATACATTATACAGGAGGATAGTTAAAGATATCGAATGTTTCAGTTACAACAAAATAATTATATAAAATAGATTTAAATATGTGGTTCCTTGTTAACCAATAAAATTAAACTTTTGCATAAGATTGACTCTTTTTCATAATGCCCTGGAATAGAGTGTATGTATCCTGCTGAATGTCCACCAGTCTCTTCAGGTTCTGTTCGATGGTATCAAGTCTTGTAGCAAGCAGTGCAGACCGTGAGTTTGAGCAGACAACTGCCTTGTTAATCTCCTCGATCTGATGTGATATAGCCTGTGCCAGTGCAAACTGATTATTGGCTATTGCTACCGAGTCTGCCATTACCGGTTCCTGTTCAACATGGTTCAGTACAACGGTCTTTCCATCATTCTGACAGTGGATACATACCGATCCAGACACACCCCAGTTCATGGCATCAAACTCATTTGCCTGGAGGATGGCATGACATGATGTGCAATACCATTCACCTTCATCCATTCCTTTGATATATTCAACCAGTTTATTTCGTGGTTGATCATCCGGGCTTACCCGCACAACCTTATGCTCACGGAGCAGTCCGTTTATCGTATACTTTACCTGAGATACTAGAGGCTCTTCCTTTTCTGCTCCGATGATATCGAACACGTCATTGATAGTGAACACTTCCCTATCAGGAAGACATTCATATAGTTCAGATTTCGATGCAGCACGGTTCCCGCGTGGGTACTGTGGTATAGATTCACGTTTTATCTTGAGTAGTTCGCCAATCCCTGTCTTTGTAAGCGTATATCTGTCATCGTTGTTCTGCACTACCATATTGTAGCGTTTCATGCGATACAGTTCTGATTTTACGGTATTCTCTTTTCCACCAATCTCACGGTAGATCTCATGCATTGTTTTGTTTTCAAGCTCCAATGAACACAGAATGTTCTCAATCACGGTCATATACAACACAATTATATTCGAAATATAATAAATGTAACGGCTCTGACAACTATTTTTAATACAAAACTACGATTAATCTATATGTATATTGATGTGCGCAAAAAGATCATGCTCGATCTCTATAGAGTATACATCACTAATACGCCAGATAAAGTACCAAAAGGTGCAAATGTGCAGACTACTCCACGTGGCGCGAAGTACTATGAGACAGATGATATTGTGCGATCAGATCCTGGTCAGTCATCATTTGAGCATTTTACAAAAGCGACCAATCCAAAGCCTGCAGACTTTGACTTCAATACCATAACCCCTCATCTTGAGGCGTATACCAATATCAGCAATCAGATGGCTCCCCTTTTTGCAAGACGTAAAGAGTTGAATGGTCAACTTGAAGTGTTAATGAATCAACTTGAAGAACTCAAGAGGATCAAGGGTAACGTGAAAGACAGAAATAAGGTGAGGAAAGAGTCTGAAAACATTATGCGTGAACTTGACTGGAATGTCAATGATGTCATTAATAAACTTGAGAGGCAAAAGCATGAAGCGTTAAAACCGGTGTATGATCAGATATTCAACCATATTAATACAGGTGTAGAAAATCAGCCGAGTCAGATTATGCAGTCGTTCAGTACTCCTAAAGATATGTCTATTCTTCAGAAGTACTTCCCTAATGTGCCTGACCAGTCGTTTGAGCATAATTTAGCAGCAGAACATCTGTATGAGAGTATTGAACCTGCTACAGAATGGTTTACTGAACTTACAAAAGGTATTCCTCAAACAGGACCGACATATTTGTATCCTCTTCCTCCTCGTCGTGGGTTTATGGCAAAGAATGATGATGGAACTCATTTTGTGCTTCTCGCCTTTAGCTGGGCAGCCGGTCATCATACGTTTGCCAAATCCTGTGTGCATGAATTAGGCCATGTACTTGAGAAGTCCGGGAATATCAAACAGCAATGTATTGACTTCTTAAACAGGCGGACACAAGGAGAGGAACTCGTAAAATTATCAGATGTGACCGGTCGTAATTATAAAGAAGAGATGTGTAAACCTGATCACTTCCCTGATCCATACTGTGGAAAGATTTATGATGGAACAGATGCAACTGAAATACTATCCATGGGTCTTCAATATCTGTATGATGATCCGGTGAAGTTCCATGAGAAGGATCCTGATTACTTCAACTTCATCATCAACACATTAAAAGGAGCAAAACAATGAGACTCACTATTGACGGGTTATTAGCCGAGTACAATCATGATCTCGGGTGGGTCTGTTCTGACGATGTTATCAGGGTGCAACTTCAGTTATATACCACACTTGCAGCGCAGTATGGCACATGGGAACCTATACCAAAAGACATAGACCAGGATATCATGGATAAGGTGACATTGAAGATGGAATCATTGGGGTATAAGGTCACCCAGTCACCAGAGACCGAATATAATCTACCAGAACAGTAACAACCGATGCAAATATTGTCCCTGCGATACCACCTATCAACCCTATTTTGATCTGAAGTTCTTTCAGCTGGAGTTCATGAGCGTGGTCACTCTCGCGTCGTCGTGTCTCTGCATCATTGATCATGGTGGTAAGCGTGTTATTGAGAGCGCCTATTGTGGACTCTATCGTTGATACATGATCCCGTATACCGTTCAGGTCATCACGCAGCATCGAGATGTCTTCTCTGGTGATGGTACCATTCTGTCTGATATCACTGTCAAGACGTGATATGTTGATCTCTACCCGGTGTTCTAGTCTTGCAAGAGCTCCCTGGAGCGTCTCTATCTCCCTGAGGTACATATTCAGGAGATCTCGAAGTGTAATACCGAGCGTATTAATCTCTAACGGGGTGTTTAAATCAGTCATGATGTACCTCCTATATCTTTAAACGGAAGACCGATACCACAACCTATAATTCCTATAGGTTCTCCATTCACGTCACGATGCAGGGTTTTTATGATGAGTGTGGGCTGGGCAGTCATATTTCTATCACACACATTATGATTGAACTGGATGCTCTCTTCGGTGAATAACCGCTGTTCTTCTTTTAACAAGTAATCTGCATCTTCAGGGAAGAGATCATAGGTGGTTTTTCCTATGATGTAACTCTTGGATGCACCATAAAACTCGGCAAATTTATTGTTACAGTTGATGAACGTCCCGTTTAGATCTTTGTAAAATACCGGTATGGGAAGGTTCTCAAGGAGTGCTTCAAGGTAGTTCTTCTGGTTTGTGATCTTGTTCTGCAGACTTTTCTCTACTGTAACATCACGGCCTGATCCCACGATCCCTATGAGATCTGTACCAAGGTATAAGGGTGTCTTCCAGACATCGAGCCATAAGAACTCACCCTTAACGTTACCAAACTCCTGAAACCGCTGTGCCTGTTCTGTCTTTAAGATGATATCGTCGCTATCCTGACACATCTCACCGAATGTATGATATGCCTCATTATCAGGGTGGTTCTGTCGTTCACGTTCAGCAAAGTATATATCGTTCTTTCCTACAGGCTCTCTGGTGTTTGATGCATTTAATAACCGTTCTGCGATAGATTTATTTGTAAATATATAGTTTTTATTGATGTCTTTTGCCCATATCATATCAGGCACGTTATCACACATGGCCCTGATCAGAATATTCTGATAGATGATAGAGTCTATCTGCTGCCTGAGACTGTCTTCGGTTGATTTTAACTGCTCTAATGCGATCTCAAGTTCCAAGTTCTTCGTATTCAGTTCATTCTCATACTCTATCCGTTCGGTCATATCTCTTGCAACACAGACATATGCCGGTATTCCGTCCCATTCAAACTGTGAGATATTGGTTACAACCGGGATCTCATTCTTGTCTGACTTCAGGAGAGGAATCTCACATTTGTTGTTTGTAAGACATGCCTCGATATCATCAACCCACTTCTCATGGTGGAGATCATATACGGTGAGTTTGCGAATGGCAGGTATTGAGTATCCAAGCGCATTCAATGCCGCCTGGTTTGCATCAAGTATGGTGTATGGGGGATCTGCCTGTATAATGAGGATAAAATCAGTAATATGGCGCAGCAATGTCTTAAGATTCTGTTCACTCTCCCTGACAGCATCATCATTCTGAATAAATGCTTCAGAATACCGTTTTAACTCAGTCAGATCCATTGCTACTATGTGGTGATTTATATACATAAATAGGATAGTTAAATATACTATTAATTTGTTACGAAAACCTTATATAGTAGTAATAGAAAACTTTAAGTGCTGGAGGCTTATTATGGCTAATGAAAATTCTGTTCAGGATCAGGTTTATAAGACCTTTGATAACGGGTACAAGATCGTAGGCAACTCCCCACTCTTCAACGCATCAGAGAAGAAGACATACAGTGACTATGAACTTGTGAACCCAGATGGAAAGCGCCTTGCACATGCTGACAAGGTTGAAGACCTTGAGATGATCGTTACCAACCCGGTGTTCCTTGACCGCCTTGAGAAGACCGGTTCCATCTCTGCATAACTCTTTTTTTGTATATAATATTACCGAAAGGTTTATATACTCTATAATGAAAACATTTAAACATGGAAGATTTAGAGGTTGAGGTTAGATCTGCTAAATTCGTATTTGGCGGAAATACCTATAACAAAGGAAATACATTTGTTGTTGAAGGTGACCGTGAAAAATGGGGATCAGGGTTCACAAGCGCTGTAAAACGTGGAAACATTATCATTCTCGGCTCTGTTAACCGTGATAAGACCGTTACTGTTGATATGTCAGCAACGACCACAGACCCGCTCTTTCCTGATCCGTACACCACCAATGTGACGGGTGAAGACTTCCCTGTAGAACCCGGGCAGATGGCAAATGTTGCAGGAGCCAATCCACTTGCAACTGCGCTTAAGATGGGTATTGCCAGATCAACAGCAGCAATTCCTCCGACTGCAAAGAAACTTGAAGAGGTTGTCAAGACCGCAGCAGAAGAGATCGTCACCGAGGCTGCAGAAGAGGCCGCAATCATCGAAGAGAAGATCGTCAAGAAGACCCGTGCAAAGAAACCGGCAAAGACTGAATAGGTGTGATCATGGCTGCAACAATCACATCTGTTAGATATCAGATCAGGGATCTCACCGAACCCTACACCTTTCCTGATGAGATCATTCAGGAAGCACTTGATGCAGCAGCTGATTTTATTTACCGGAGATATCAGGGTCAGGGACAGGCCATCAGTAATGTGTATACCGCTGGAAATGATCCGGCATGTATGATGCCGGTCACTACTGGAGGGTTTACATACTCAAACTCTCACTGGGTTGACTACTGGCTCAGTGCAAATTACGAGATTCATATCTCAACGCCTACCGGCGCAAAGATCCAGCGTCTTATGGCATCTGTAGATCTGCTCACATCTCTTGTAATGCCCACTCCTGACCGGACACCAACTGGTGTAAGTGAAGGCGGGCTCTCAATTCAATGGGGTGGAGATTACGGTGCTGCAATTCAGATCCTGAATGAGCAGATTGATAAGATGCTGTTTCAGCTTGAAGCGCCGATGTTCTGCATGTATGACAACTACTAGGAGAGAATAATGAAGACCTGTCTTGATGTGATGAATTACCATAAAAACATGTATAAAGTGTTGGTACTGTCACATGCAAAAACCGACTCTTCTGGTGAGTTTGTCCCTGAAGTGATCACTACCGAGCCTATTAAAGGGCACTGGGAGGATGTCACCTTTGAGATGATATCCAGATCTCCCCAGGCTATTTACAATGTTGGTGACCGACGACTTTACACCGAGGTAAACCTCTCTCCCCGTGACAGGATCATCATCGAGGAGCTTGACGGTGAGAACTCCCACTGGGAAGTTCAAGCACGACCGCAGAAACTCCCATACTGGGCAAAATTAGGTGTTGTAAGATACTCGTATCATCTGGTACGGCTTCAGGCCAATGCAGGCACTCCTGATCCAACGACGGTGCTATCAGCAGGATTTACTGATGCGACCGCTGGTGAACCTGTTATAGACCAGTCAGAACCGCCAGAGGATATAGGAAAGACCGAAGCAGAGACAGAGGAGGTTCCGGTATGGAAACCGAGCTGGCAGTGAATGAACGTATCGTGTATCAGATATGCCCTCACCAGGGCATATGCACGCTGAACTGCAAAGAACGATCATTCTGCACAATCAGACGTGAGAAGATACTTCTGTACGGTGTCGTTCTTAACTTAAAGAAGAGAATTGTAGAACCTGAAGCATATATGAACGAGATAGTGTATCTTAAACGAAGTTTAAGTATTGATCCATTGAGATTGGAGCAGGTGTCATGAAACATATAACAGAGAAGAACGGGGATTTCTACCTGGTTACTGAGTCTGAAAAGATGAAGATAGAGGATGCTGAGGTGAAGGCTGCTCTTACCGAGTATGACTCGCTCCCTGACATCGATGAACAGATCGTTACGGTATCGTGTTTCAACCCTGAGTGTAGCAATCAGATCAACCTGACCATCAGGCAGAAACGGGATCAGTTAATCTCATTCCCGAAGAAATATGGGAAGATGGTATTTATATGCTGCTGTGAAACCTGTCAGCAACGATTACTGGAGCTGTTTAATGGTGATACAACTCAGACTGGAGACGGACCTATCCAAATTGAAACAAAGGTTAACCGCGATAAAAAACAGTAAACCTGATTATGATGCTATTGGAAAGCATCTTGTAGATAAACTGAAGTTTACCATCAGAACTCAGCACTCTCTCCCCCTTAACTGGCCCCCGTCAGGTGGGGACGGTCTTGCATGGCATGAGACCGGACTGTTACTTGATTCTCTTGACTATCGTGTTATACGGGAGAATAACACCGTTAACATCCTTGTAGGGGTATTCAGTCTTCCTGAACGTGCAAAGATTGTGTTATGGCTTGAGTATGGCACAGACGAGATCCCGGAACGCCCATTATTCAGAACAGTCATACCAAATGAAAAAGAATACATACTAGAACAATTGAAGTCAAAGCATATTGACTAATATATATAATCATTTTGAATCACTTTTATATTATGGATTTGAATGACCCGTATCAGGTTTGGTTTTACTTATCAATTATATGGACATTACTTTTAGGTATCATGTTTGGTAGCCTAAGGAGTAAATTTATTGAGTTCATCGGCCACTTCAGGGAGACCCTTGATGCTATCGATGATGCCATACAGCCAAACAGTGATGACGGTACCGAGATATCAAAGGAAGAGGTTGCAAAGATCATTACAGAGGCACGTGAGCTCACTGAGGCAACTGCCGGACTGGTGGGATCCATTATTGCCATTATAGGTGTGAAACGATGAGACCTGACGGGCTTGAGACGAGTATATTCAAATCTATACCCACCTCATTTACATTTAATACAAAGACCTATACGATAGGTGCCGATTATGCTCATCTCGCATCTGTGCGTGATATGCTCTCATCGGTAAAAGTGGCGATCACGATATCGTACTTCAACGATCAGAATATGGGAGGGATCCACTCTCCAACCAATCTTCTTTTGAAGTATGATGCAGGATCAGATGATGACACGGTTGTAAATCTGGTAGGACAGCGGTATACCTGTATCATGTCTGTAAACATCCATGTTGCACAGTCTGATATGTATGATGCGGTTGGTATCCTTAACTATGCCGTAAAACTGATGCAGAAATGGCAGATGCTTACACTCAGGGATTACACCGAGGTGTTGAACTGCTCTGCAGTGACCGATCTCTCTCATCTTGATGACGGACTTCTCAGGAAGCAGTTTGATGTCACAATACGATATCCAATGGCAGTATGGGAAACCCTTAATACCGTGCGGTATGTGGAAGGAGCATATCATGTGGTTGAAGGCCAGTATTCAGGTGATGCATCTACCTTTTTCATCGATCTGAAGCGGTAATTCGACTGTCGTTTAAATAGTTTTCTATCACCTGATGTACTCAGGTGATGCGTTATTCCAGACGTAGCTAACTCAATAACGATTAACGTTGTGGATGAGACTGCAGTTGCAACCACAACTATATGGGGCGTACCGCTGGTGCTCGGTCTCTCTGAGTCTACCACATACAAACCGGTTCTGTATAACACGCTGACAGCAGTGTTTGCTGATCATTGCAGATACACCAATGGCACACTTCTTGGTATCTCTCCCGTGGCACGTGCAGCACAGGGACTGTTCAACCAGGGTGTCAGCCAGATGTACGTCATGGCAATACCATGTGCAACAGATCGTAAGCCCACCGCGGTGAACATTGCATCCGCACTTGCAACCATTCAGCCACTTGCACTCCAGGGTAACTTTGACAGCATCGTCTTTGCTGGTGTGTATGTCAACGATGCTCTTGCATCAGAGTATGTAGGGCTTGCAAACACCTGTAATCTGATCTTCAGCATGACCAATGCTCCCGGGCAGACTGCTGCTGATATCGTGACCAGCGTTGCAACAAACGTCAACTCCAAGAACGGATACGTGCTTGCGCACAACGATGCAGAACTGACCACAACCCTTGACTTCTCAACAAACGGGCAGATCATCGGTACTGGAAACGGAACTACAGTTGTGTTCTCAACGCCAAACTTCCCGATATCAGGAGACCCGGTCATTACCGTAGGCGGAACTGCACAGACTGTTACCACCGATTACACCCTTGATAAGGCGACCGGTGTTATCACGTTTGAGTCAGGATCAGTCCCGGGAACCGGGAAGGCTATTGTATGTAAGTACAAGGCGGTCATTCCTGCAGACGATGTTGCAGCTGTTGCACTTGGTGCGATCTGTTGCTCAAAGCCATGGAACTCGGTCATCTGGCGTACAGTCTCTACCTCTGTAGGTACTTACTTCAGTGCAAACGATCTTGCAACTCTTGAGGCTGCAAATGTCAACGCGATCATCACGGCAAACAACACCAGTTGCCTCTCAAACTCGCTCACATCCAACGGTTCACCGAAGTTCATTGATATCGTTCGTACTGAGAACTATGCAAAGGCGATCCTGAGAAGCTCTCTACTCACGCTCAGGCTGAACTCATCGAAGATTCCATTCACCACCGCTGGTATCTCTACTGTGCGTGTGGCAATCCGTGACGCGATGGAACGCCTGCTCCGTGAAGGGTCTATCAGCACATATACCATCACCATGCCAACCGTTGACTCGATCACTGTTGCAGACCGTGGAAACCGTATCCTCCGTGGTATCAGTGTTGCTGCTCAGCTTGCAGGAGATGTGCATACATTCGAGATGGATCTCGTCGTGAGTGTGTGAGGTGAATTATGGCAGATACAAATATTGTTGATACGTTTTACACAAACGGCACAAATCAGGATGACCTTCACGGGTTTGACAGCAGCGGTACCACAAATGATGTTGTAAAGTGGGATGTCAGAGACATCAACCTTACTGCATTTGGCAGCGTTGTGGACGACTTCACATCATTCGAGTACAACAATGATCGTGAGGTTACCCATATCGAGACACTCCGTGGCGTGGTTGGTTTTAACCTGCATCACATCAAGCCTACATGGGCTATACGGATGCGTATTACGTCGTCCATGATGTCTCAGTTTATCAAGGCAAAGCGGTACAACTACCTCTTTAACATCACGTTCGCAGTAAGTGATTATATCGAGGTTGACTGTACATCATGTCTTATCACCCAGATCAACACCGGAACATTTGGCATGGATGCAAATGAGGTTGTCATCCAGGGTCTTGCTCTGAAGATTGCAGAGAATTACACTACTGAGAATCTGACGACAGGCACCGCTATGACATTTAAGACATACTCCGGTGGAGATATGACTTCATACTAGAAAGGTTTAAATACCTTCTAATTACTATTATTTAAGTGTTATGGAAACCTATACTATTACTGTCTCAGGTGAGACGTATACTGCACGCAAATTAACTGGTTTTGAACTGTTGGATATCATAGGAGAGTATCAGCAGTCTGGAAAACTTGGAAACATGTTCAAAACCTTGATCCTTGAGAGTGTCATCGACGAAAAGAAGAAGACCCGACTCTACAGGGAGAATGATCTCGCATCATGGAATATCAAACGCATCTCTGCCTTTGGAACTGCAATTATGGAGAATCATCAGGCTGAGGCTAATGAAGATTTTCCAGACTCGGAGACGACCTCTCAAGAACAGTCAAAAGGTCTCTCCCGCTTTATGTGATCGCACTTAAGACACATACCGATATAGACATTGTAAAGGAATGGTCCCTTGAGAAGCAGCTCGGCTGGATATATGCCCTCTCTGAACTGTACAACAAAGATGAACAGGCACCGGCAAGTACAACTTCGGTGACACCACAAAAACCTGCAGCACCGCGGTCAACACCGATACGATCAGATCTTCCAGGCGGAGTATTCACACGAAAGTTCGTGGTAGGAAAAGACGGGTACGTCACAGAACATACATCGTTGTGACGACTCTTTAATACTCTTTTTATGTAACAGGTACGCATATGGAGCAGAATGGGAGTGATGCATACTACAATCTCAAATTCAGTGATAACGCTGAAGAGACGTTCAAGAGTATATTAAAGATTGTAGACGACTCCACGAAAAAGATAGAGGCTTCATTCACCAAGTTTACTGAATCTATAGATCAAAAGACGTTAGAGACACTTAAAACTATACAGACCCGTATCCAGGACACTGTTGATAATCTTGACATCAAGATCGATATCCCTCCCGTTGATATCAAGTTACAGGCTCCACCAGAAGCAGTCAACGATCTCATCAAGGGCGTTCAGGACGCGGTAGGAAAAGACTGGAAACTCACGGTACCGGTGGACATCACCCCTACGGTTGTACTGAAAAGTTTCCTTGAGAACCAGAAGGAGGAGGCTGCACAGGATCTCATGAAGGATCTCCCTCATCTTGAGATCCCGATGTACCCGAAGATAGACTGGACCGGTATCACCGAACAGATCACAAGTCAGATACTTCCTCTTATCGTTGATACATCAGATATTAAACAGCAGATATCTGTCATCACTGTTCCAGTTGATGCTGATCTCTCCCTTATTAAAGAGCAGATCAGTACATTATCCATACCTATCGATACCGATACTACCTCTCTGCAGCAGAAACTATCCAATATTGTAGTACCTATCACCGCTGAAATTACAAATATCAACAATAAAGTGGATAGCCTTATTATTCCAGCATCTGTAGATCTGACAGAGATACAGAACACGGTTAAAGACATTACTGTACCGGTGAAAGCAGATCTCTCTGCGTTCACCGCATCGGTAACAAAGATCAAACCTGTCAAGATCCCGGTATCACTTGAGTTTAAAGAGGGTGATAATGTTGATGCCACGGTTGGAAAGGCGAATGATCTCTCTGTGGCATTCGGGTCCATCACCGGTAAAGTACAGGAGATGGCAAAGCAGGTTACTGGATCGATCGGTGATATATCAGCCGCTCTTGATACGCTATACTCAAAGTATGGCGGGTTACTTGACAAGATCATCGATCCTGATAAGACCATTGCTGAACAGTCAAAGCAGACGATTGCAGATCTCCAAGCATCGGTTATAAAACTTACCGAAGATCTTGATATCGCAAACAAGAAGCTGAAAGACGGGTTTAAGGATAGTGAGGAAGAGTCTGATAAGGTCAGGAAAGGCATCGACGAGTCAGCCCTTGCAGCAGTAGAGGCAGCTGAGTACTTTGAGAAGATGTCTGATCGTATCGTGTCATACTTCAAGGAGGGTATGGCACAGATCGCAGAGAATGCCAGGGAGGCGCTCAGGCTCACCGCCATGGTAGGGGAGCAGACCGACAAGGTTATTGAAGAGGGGCTGCGTGCAACCAAAGGACTGCTTGATGATGGTGACATTGCAAAGTTCAACTCCCAACTCTCTGCGATGTTTGTCTCGTCAAAACAGATGCCTGAAGTGATGAAGACCGTTGCTGACTACGCTCATCAGATGAAGATCTCCATGAGCCAGGCCTTCTCAGAAGTGACCAACTTCATGACCAATGGTCTTTCAGCTGAAGACTTCAGAAAACAGTTTGGAGAGAGAGGCCGTGAAGCACAGTTAGCCTTTAACGAGGAGATGAAGAAGGCGCAGCAGGAGATGAACCTATCAGGTACGTGGAATACTCTTTCCCGGGAAGATAGATCTGCTGTTCGTGCAAAGGCCATGGATGCTGTACTCAGGCAGTTTGGTCAGGCATCTGAAGGACCAGATACCCTTGCAGAATCATTTACACGGCTTAATACTAATATTGATACATTACAGCAGAAACTTTCAGGTCCGTTTACCAATGCCCTTGGTATGATCTTAAAACCGGTGAATGCTGTACTTGAGATGATAGATGCATTACCTGAACCAATACTTGCTGTTATAGGTATGGTTGCCACACTGGCATCAGGTCTTATTGTAGGCACGATTGCTATCATCGGGTACTATAAAGCAACCGAGATACTTGGACTGAATCTCAAGAACGTGCTTGCCATGTTGATGCAGTTCAAGAATGCTGTACTGGTAACTATCCCTGCACAGATACAGGCTACTATAGCCACCATTGCACGTACTACCGCAACTCTTGCTGGCATGGCTGCCGATGAGGCTGCAACGATAGCATCAGGCGGTCTCATGGCATCTCTCAACCTCATCAAGACCAATGCAGTAGCAGCAGCAATTGCATTAGGTCAGAAGACTGTTGCTGTAGTGAGTGGGATAGCCGCAGACGTAGCAGCAACTATATCTACGATAGGGTTATCAGGTGCATTCTTTACCCTTACCGGAGCGTTAGGCACTGCTACTGCAGCGATGGTTGCGTTTATCGTATCAGCTGCCCCTATATTAGTCCCCATTGCCGCTATAACCGCAGCAATATATCTGTTATGGGATGTGTTTAACAAGGGATGGGATAAATCATTACTTGGTGGATTCTTTGTATGGCTTTCCCAGTATATCCCGCAGGTAACACCGGTCATCGAAGGGTTTGGTCGCGTATTCCAGTGGTTATCTGAAACGGGCGGGAAGGCAATAAAATACCTTGGAGAGGTCTGGGACTCATTTGTGAAGGGAGCAATGCTGGTGTTACAACCTGCATATGAGATGTTCCAGGAGCTAATGAAGATAGTTCTTGAGTTTCTTGGTATTAAAATAGATAATGCATCCATATCTGATATGTTTACAGCATTCATTTCAGAGTGTGATAAGTTTATAAAGTTCCTGAAAGATTCAGGTATCCTTGACGCATTAAAAGAGATTGCAAAGTGGGTAGGTATTGTTGCAGCAGTACTTACTATTGTAGCAGTGGCACCATTTATCGCCTCAATATTAGCAGTCATAGCGGTGCTCAAGGTCATCATAGACGCAATAAAGTTCCTGGTAGATCTCTTCAACTCATTCATGAAAGCATGTGGCTCTACAGGAAACGCATTAACCGCACTTGCTGCACTATGCAACCCGGTAACTGCACCGTTTGTCCTTCTTGGTGCAGCGATTGCATATGTAAAGGATCACCTTACCAGCATCCCTGATCTTATTGCACCGGTCAAGAATGCATTCAGTGGTCTTGGAGATACAGTAAAACTCCTTGCCATGGTGAGTAACCCGTTCGGATTGATGCTGCTCGGTATCAATATGGTCTCAAAGGGTGTTGATGCTGTTACAGCATCCCTGAAGAATGTGAGCATATCATCGATCGTGAACAGTATCAAGAACGATCTGAAACCTGCACTTGATCTGATCAATGCCGGACTTGGTGCAGTATCAAAGACTGTTGATACCGCGAGTTCAGGGTTTACATCCCTGATGAAGATCATATCATCTATCAGTGTAGCCGGGGTGGTATCTGCAATATCAAGTATACCAGGTCAGATCATGGGATCGTTCTCATCCATCCTGAACATATCAGACATCATCAAGAACACTGTATCATACATCAATGATCTCAAGACCACGACCGGTGATGTGTTTACCAGTCTGTTTGGAGGGATTGCAAACACCATCATCAACTCGGTGAAGTATATCAATGAGGTATTCGGGTTCATCATCTCTATCATGGATAAGATACTGAATCCATTCAAGACACTTCGTGATATCATCATGTATCTCTCTGAAAAGTTCAAGATATTCAGGGATATTGCCGATTCAGTCAAAGATGTGTTTGACAAGATCAAGAATGCGTTACAGGGTGTTACTGATACGGTCAATGCTATCATCGATAAGATCAAGCAGCTCATCGATCAGTTCAACAGTATTAAACCTCCAGACTGGGCAATGAAGATCCTGCAGGGTAATATTGGTGGAGCAGCCGCGGATGTTGCCACTGATGCGGTCAAATCCTTTACAAAGAAGGAGAGTATCACAAATGTTGTCACAAATACCCATCAGGTGATAGACAACACCAAGCGTGAAACCTCCATAACTCCTGCTGATAACGCTGAAGCATTGGCAAAGATGAACAACCATCTTCAGAACATATCAGATAAGACCGGATCAGGAGGGAATACATTTGACATGTCTGGAATGAGTATGTCGTTCAGCCTTCCGTCACAGGATCTTGCAGAAGCGATCAACAAGGGAACCGTGGATGTTGAGAAGTTAGGCCAGGCGATCGCACGGATCACCAAGGATCAGATCATCGGATACATCAACCATGAAATGGAAACATGGGGTATATAATGACAGATTATGATACTATCAGGGAGAATTATGATTATTCTCTCACTCGTGCAGCATGCGCATTTGTTGCAACAGATACTGATGTTACCACGTATACAGACGAAGACGGGAATGTCGTGACCATCAACTGGTGTGCAGAAGATAACCAGGAGATCTATACACAACAGATCATGATCGGTACTCTGACATTTATTGCAACGTTAGCGGTATCATACAGTGAATCTGCAGATATTCCTACTCATCGGGTTGAGAACGGATATGAGATCTCTGATCATGTCAACATCAAACCAACACAGATGACTGCAAAACTTCAACTTGTGCGAAGGAGAGAAGAGCTTGAACAGTTGATGGCGATGTACGTCAAGAAAGAACTTGTTACGGTTGTAACCGGTACAGGCTCGTTCAAGAATATGGCTATCGTAAGCATCAATTTTGATGAAGACTCGTCTGTGAATACCTACCCATGCACCGTACAACTTGCAGAGATCAAGTATGCAAAAGTATTGAAAGGTACCGTGACCAAGAGTTCTGCGGTTCGCACCGATGCAGGTACAAATACATCAACCATTAAAAATGCGATGGGATATACGTCAGATGACGGTACTGTTGTAAATAGGCAGTATCTTGCAGTAAAGTCCACACAGAAGAATGGATCAGCGGTAGGGAATACGGTGTATTAACATGACCGGGGTATCAATAAAATCATACGCAGGGCAGAGTTATCCACAACAGGTATCGGCATATATCAAAGGCGTATCATATACGATCCAGTTCAGATACAATGTTCTCTTCGGGTTTTTTACTATAGATGTCTATAACGCTGCAAATAAACTGTTATTTCGTGGAAAGATCGTTGAAGGTAACGGGTATGTTATCACCGATAAAGTAGTGAATGCCAGGAGTACAACCACAGTAACATACACCTTATATGTATCAAGCATATCGAGTGATAGCTGCACTCTGGTGGCGATATGAGTACAATTCCACAGGAGTGCATCGAGAACGAGTGCTGGTGTCTGCGGAAGTATATCGATAAGTCATCGAACACGTCAGAGATCAAGTATGCGTGTGCCGGAGATCCGTCATTGTCCCCTGGGGAGGTCACCTATCTTGATGATTATACAGGAACTGCATGTCAGTGGCAACGGTATAATGATGACAATGCATCTACTGATGATAGTTCTGTCATAACCATAACACCGAGTGCTAAAAAGGGTGTTCGTCCGGACAAGATCATCTTCACGGTAGAGAACTCATCTGAAGACAAGACGATAACCGCGATAAAATGGAAGTTTGGAGAGGATACAGGCTCGGTGCAGTATGTTGACGATCAGTCTGATATGTCATATTATCATATATTTCTCGTATCAGGTGAGTTCACCGTCTCTGCACTTGTCACCTTTGATAACAACACATATGAACTCGTCACCCTCAAGGATAAGATAACAATAACCGAGCCTGACGAGGTGTCAGAGCCTGTCATCACCGAGGTGAAGACAGATACCAAGTATATCTACCGTGTGGTTGAGGTGGTTATCTGTACTCTTCCAACAGACGGGGAGTCTGACAGCACATACTACTTGTTTCGCTATCCGAGTATCACGGTATACTCTGCCCGTCCTACCGGAGGACAGTTCACCTATACCTACTCTGATGATATGATTACAAATCAGGGTATCTATGACGGGCATGATATCATGTTTGACGTCACCTGTAATACGAATGGAAATGCCAACTCTGCAGAGGTGAGGGTGTATAATATTCCGAAAGAGATCAGGCATAAAATATCTGACAGGAACCTTCCGATACAGATATCTGCAGGATATAAAGATAACTTTGAGGTCATCTTTGACGGTTCAACAGATGTCGTATACACAACCGTGGAAGGTCTTGATACCGTCACCACGATCAGATGTACAGACTCGATAAGCAACCTGTATACTGATGTTCATAACAAGATGAACGACCATGAGTATCCTCCAGGCACAGATTATAGCGTTATTATACGGGATGCCGTTGATGAACTCGGCGGTTCGGTAAAGATCGATGATATAGAAGAGTCTGGATATGTCACCTCCAAATGGGAGACCTATGTCGGAAAACCGTATCAGATCATTGAGGAGGTCACCAGAAAACTGAACGGGTTTCTTATCGCTGACAACAACAAGAAGATGATGGATGATCCCAGATACTCTGATATAGAACGGTATGGAATGATGATGGTTCCTACAGAACCTGATAAGTTCATCTGGTTTAACCGGAAAGATACCGGGTTTAAGTTCTGTAAGAAGAGCTCACTCAGTAAATCTGGAGAGGAGACTACTGATACAGAATCCACAACATCTACAAACGTATTTATATTCAATGTCAATACCGGGCTTATATCATATGAGCCTGATAACTGTGTTGAGATGGCAGCCGGATACTCATGGACCGCAAAGGTCCTGCTCACTCCAAGTATTAATGTCGGAGATAAGGTATATATTCAGTCTATTGTATATGGTGAGACTGACAAGGATTCCAAGGCCATCACACCGGTGAGCCTCAGGGCTACCACAGTTCATCATACAGGATCCACGTTCGGCCAGGAGTACTATACAACCATCAAAGGAGAGATGGATCAGTTGTCAACAAGTGGAGAGACTCTTACCGGATACGGAGAGGTTGATACTACGGTGAGTAAAGGGTATACAAGACTTGATAACTATACAAAATCTAATATAGTAGGAGGATAATGTCAGCAGATACAAGCGCAAATAGTGCAACACTCGGGCAACGGTTATTAACATTATCTGAGCGACAGGTTCAAAAGGTCAATACAATCGATCTGGTTATTGTTAAATCTGTTGATCTCGATACCATGCGTGCCGATGTTGTGCTGAAACGTAAGGTGGGTGGGAAGGTCATAAAGATACTGGGATGCCCGGTGTTCGGACTTGGAAGCTCTACATCGTCGATGATCTCTATTCCAAAGGATGGAGATGTGATGATCATCATGTACGCTAAGTACGAGCTCGATGAGCAGCTCAAACGCAGGGATACGCAGACGATCAACGAGATGACATTCTTTGATCTTAATAATGCATTTCTTATCGGAGGGGTATTTTCGATATCCACGCTTCCATATGATGATATATGGTCTGTATCACAGAATAAAGACTGTAAATTTACACAAAAACTGTTATCAAACTTTACGTCAGAGAATGCACGATCCAACATCATATACTCATCCAACTTTTATGATAAGACGTTAGCATCTATCAAGAATCCATTACGAAGTAAAGATACCTGTAAGTCGTGGACTGACCTGAACCTGAAGGATGACCAGGCTCCGATCGTCACCGGTGAGAAGTATAACACCTGCTCAGGACTTGTTGTGTCTGAAGAGGAGATCATGTACAAGATCCTGAAGTGGTCGTTTCCGTCAGATGAGTTCTCATACTACAATGAAGACGCGACAAACGATGCAGAGAAGACCGTCCCGATCATAGCAAATCATCCGTCATGCGGTGATAATCCACAAAAACCGTGTTTATCCCCTATCTATTATACTACGCATGAGGTTGTGATCACCGGTGCAGGTATCGAGATCTATACCAGGACACCGTGTGAACGTGCTCTCATAGAGAATGACACCACCGATAAACCGGTGTATCCTATTGTCAGAACAGATCTCATCACACAGACCGGTTCAACCACGATCGTGAAGAAACTCATCTGCAAGCTGAATGGTGTAGACACCACCTGTGATACGTGTTATAACCTGTATAAATGCAGTCCTCCTGAAATGACCGATGTCCCGGTATTTCAGATGTATATGAAGGAGGTTGCTGATATCCCGACAAAGTCATGGGATGAACGTGATAATCCTGATACTGAAGATTCATCCTCGTCGTCATTGAAAGATACGATCTTTGATGAGCCCACCACCTATACATCCCGGGAAGAGACAGACTCTGATTACGTAAAAGGCACTACTACAGAAGAGACCACGATGGGGATGGACTGGACTGCAGATGCACAGGGATCTGCATATGAGGTGTATATTCAGTCATTGATTCCGTACCTTGAGACTACAACAGAGCAGGAAGCGCTCGGGGATACAGACGGGCGTATGTTCTGGACCCGAAGATCAGAGATGGTGTGCAACCCGGTGCGGGCAAGGTTCAAGGCAGACCGGAGGATTAATAACGGGTATGCTACCGCAGAAGAGGGTGACACCACAAAGATGGTGGACTCTACCATATTCTCAAACGTGCTTGATGTGTATATCGATGGAGCACAGGAGGTCACTACATCACCTGAGATAGGGATCCTGTGCAGGCGGCCTGATAAGTACACAAAACGGTTCAATGCAATATACCAGTCAAACATATCATCTATTGCTGCATCAGCCTCTATCCTATCTATCAATACAACAGACCCTGATGGGAACTATGTAATCACGTCAGCAACATCAAATGAGACATGCGGGTTTGTAAACAGTGTAGATCGCCTTGTAGAGGTTGTAAAAAGTGCAAGTGATCTTGCAGATGTGCAGAGTCAGGACCCTCAGCATATGGGCCATAATAATCTGTATATGAAGGATGAGAAGGGGTATGTTGATGTTTATGCCAGGGACGAGGTGTCTGTTAAAACAGATGGGGATATGTACCTTACAGCGAAGGGTGATATGGTCATTGAAGGAGAGAACATCTTTTTAAACAGCGTAAACACCAAGATAGCCAACTCTGCAGGTACCATGAGCCAGTGCTGTGCAACGGTACGTAAATGTCTATATAACCCTAGAAATATCATAGGACAATCGTATGCCGCTCCTGCAGCAAGTACCCTTCAGCAGTTTACTAAAGGCTCGCAGGTATACCTGTCAGATGCTCTGAATAACTATCTGAAGATGGGAAACGGGAAGTACGAACCTGTAAGTTTAGAGGACGTGATAGATGCGTATAATGAAAAAAACGGAACCTCGTATGAAGTGACCTCTGACGGGATCACTGATGGGGCAGGGAACTCATTAAATGAGGCATTTAACTCACTCATCTATACATCAAAAGATTATATGCAGAGTTCAGAGTCTGACTCACTTGATACTGATACCTCTACCTATAGTATCCTGCAGAAGATAGTCAATGGCACTGCATCTGATTACGAGTATACCGAGTATACTGAGTCACTGTATAACGATGCTGTCAGTGAGTATCAGACCGCTGTAAATACACTGTATACAAAGATAGAGGTATATAACAAGACACTCGACGCAGCGGCCACCGATGGATCATCAGACTGGGTGACTGTTGGAACAGCGAAGAACAACCTCTATACCGGGTATGCAGCCTGTTTTGGTGAGGCTGACACCTCATATCTGAACTATTTAAAGAGCGTTGATGATACATTTGATCCCACGTACTGGTTTGATGACAACGGTGTAGCATATCTGTCTGATGCATATGAAGAAAGTTATGTTAAAACTGCTGTAGCAGAACTCAAATCAAAGAGCGGTGACGCTTATACCTCTGCCAAAACGCAGTATACATCTCTCAAGTCTGACTTCGGTGAGACCAGCGACTGATTCTTATATACTCTCTTTTTCAATACGTTTACACAATGAAGACCGTACGTTTAACATCATCCGGGGATATGGATATCCAGTCTATGTTTGTAACCGGATCTGATATGGTTAAACAGAACGTAATAATGTACTTTAAGACCAAACGTAACAGTTTTACATTTGATCAGGATTACGGGAGTAACGTCACAACCGTTACTGATAAAGGGCTTCTTAAACAGATGGTACGATCTGAACTTGAGGCGATATCAGGAGTATATAAGGTGCTCAATATCAGTGTGTCCATCGATCGAAACAGTGCATCAGGAACGTACTCGCTTATCCTTGATTATTATACA